GTTGGGGTAGAGGGACCTGAAGGCGCCTTCACACCACCCAACCTATTTAACCTAGCTGCTAGAGCTTCATCTTCCAAGCTGGAAAAGTTTGATGATTTGGACTGCAAGAACTCATTGATATCGTTTATGCGCCCTGGGAGTGCTTTGTTGGATGACCCAAGTCATTTTTCCAAGTTACGCCACTCCCCATCGTTATGGTAAACCTCCTCCAGCTGCTCCATCCACTTCTTCTCGTCACCATGTGGCATCCATAACGAGGATGGTGGTGGTTCACTAACGCCACCACCCCCGCCTGGAAACATGTCACTCATTGATTGAGAACCGTTGCTACCGGTTCAAACAGCTCACAAATGTAGGCCACGTACACGTCGCCAGTTCCACCGTACAGGGTGTTGAATAATGCTTTGGAGGTGGCAACCTGGAGGTTGCCAGGTGTCACGTCGGCTGCAGCTACACCCTGTCTGACATAGTATCGGTCCTGTGTTTGCTTGCTGATGTCGAAGTCAACAAACAGTGCATCGCTATCCGTCAAGTTTGGATTGAAGGCCTTGCCAGCGTTCAACCCACCACCGTACCAGACGGGGCCAGTTGCTGTTGATTCTGATACCGACATCTGGTTGATAGTCGTGGGATCGGAGTCAGCGTAATCATACTCTATGCACATAGTCAACTTGCCCGGAATGGTAGTGGGGCAAGTCGGAACATATATGAAACGCAAAAAGTGCCATTTGTACTTGGACCAGTTAAGGGCCATGGAAGACAACCAGGTAAAATTGGCATTGCCCGGGTTGAATGGCATTTGCTGTAACAGACTGGCAAACGTATCAGTTGCGAAGGTGGTCAAGGTGAAAGCATATTCATAATTTTGCACAATGCATTTCAGCCCATTGCCACTAAACACAGGAAGAGAACCTTTACTGCGTGGTCCACCCATGGCTACAGGTGCATAGGGTGCTCGGGGAATTGGTGCAGACCGTGTATTCTTGCGGCGTTGCACACTCTTTTGTTTGTTTTGTTTCTTTGCCATGTTTTGTATTGGATCCGGCAAACATGAAACCGGACTGTTCATCAGTTGGTCCCTAATAAGGGTGGAGCCGTGCAGTCTCTCGGCATTTTGTTTAGCACGTAAATATTTACCCGAAATCTCGGAACGTTTTGGTCCGTTTAAACCAACAAACCCAATTGTGTCTCACACAAACCAATTGGGTAGCTTCTCTGAAGCCCCCAACTCTTTGTGTTGCAATGAAAAGTTGTACTCATCAAAGTAATGTTCAAGTGCTATTTGCTGGTCGGGGGTGATACCAAATGCCAAGTAGAAGGAAAAACGTGATGCGTCTGAGACCAGACGCACCCGACGAACCATTCTGGCACTCAGCCAAGCCAGGCCACCCTCAAGTTTGATCTCATGGTCTCGCCTGCGCCTCGAGGAGTTCTGTTTGGCTGATTTAGCGGAAACAGACTCCGAGGCTCGTAGGAAAGAACCATAGAAAGACTGGTATATAGGAATACCACTTGATAGTGCTTGGCCACCCATCCCAACCGCATTTGTCCAGCTCTTGAGGACACTATTGGAAGTTAAAGTTTTAAGGGACAAGCCGTCTTTAGCCAAAGACGTAGGGAAATTACGGGTCATGACATACGATACGCCATTGAACACCGGATGAGTTTGGCAAAACTCTATCTTTTCCAGCTCGTAGACGGGCTCCTCCACTTTCATGATGAAGCCCATTTCCTTAAACCAGTCACCTAAACCAGTACTAAACCGGTCCAGATGTTTGCTCTCGATGATGACGACACAGTCGTCACCATTATTGGCTAAACTCCCAATTATGTTCCGCTCTTTCAAATAACAGTGTACCAATGCACACATGATAAGACAGTTGCCCAGGGCGGTGTTCATATCACCACTCATGCGGCACCCGTCAACCGTGTACTTCAGCTTGCCATCTTTGCAGTGTCCATACACTTTATTGCGGAGTTGCCATTTAAGCAGTTTTCGCAACTCCTCAGATTTAAAGATGCCATTATACACACTGTGTTCCCATTTGAGTGCCTCCACACTCACGTGTTGGTCGAACCGACTAGCATCAAGTCCAACCGCCACAGGGTTTCTGAAAGTGCGCCACTTCCTCTCAAAGATACTACCCATCTCACTGGCATTATACCCTTTCAACACTGTGGGGCCATCAAACATGCGGCCAATGGCACTATATATTTTGTGCTCGATTGGACGCAGGAATTTCCCCACTTCAACATTGTACCTAGGATCCCTAGGGCTGATCACCCTTGGGTCAGGATCAGCTTTAGAGGTGAAGTTAATAAACTCCGCCTTCACAAAAGCCTTCACAAAGGCGTCACGTGGCTCCACGCTTCTGCTTGCGAGGGAGTCCACTGCATTCTGGTATACCGTCCTCTTGCGACCCTTGTAAAACTCAACAAATTCTTGTTGGCTCACAGGGGTGGTCGAGGGAAAACGGCGAACTAAAATGTCACGGAAATACCGCAAACGCTCTTTGTATATCCCAGCTACCGGAGTTACCGGTCTGTTGCCCTTGACGTAGAATACTCTAGTTAGGACACCGCGCTCTAGGTTATTAATGGATGAATTGTGTACACGAAAATCAACAGGGGGTGACAATCCTGTGATTTGAAAGTATGATCGGACATGCGACTTCGCACCTAAGAACCGTTTGACAGATAGTGCGGGATGCGACAGTTTCGACTCACCTGCCTCAACCCCTGTCAAGATTCCTAGGCACCCCTAGGTGTTCCGGAAGCCGAGCATTTTGGAAATCTCCAATAATGCCGACTCCCAGAAGCTCGTCACATCACCCTCACGCCTTTGAGCCTCAAAGGTTGCCCCCACCTGGTGGGCAGCAATCTCTTGCTGAGAAGCTACAAAAAAACACGCCACACTGATGTCCAAATGGGCAACAATATGGGAGGGGCGTAGGCCTCGCTCTCTCATCTGGTCACGCATGAACTTGCGTACCATGAGTCGGTTAGCCTCCGTGCGTTTGAGATGGCCAAACTCAGTCTTAGCCATCATAATGAGCTTTGCTCTAAACGACGATTTCTTTGTAGTTGGGTCAAAGAACGCCTCACCACCAACATCATCTATGGCATTGTCAACGATTTCCATCGTCTCTTTTACCATAGCCTCCACAGCATCAGGCACAACACGGCGTTTGGGTGCTTTCTTGAAAAACAGAAACAAGCAGACACAGAGCAATGCGAAGATGATTGTTAGGAGAAGAAACATGTTGGCGATTGCGGATTTATCTGTTAAG